AACCATGAAATCGCCAATATTAGGAAGATAAGAAGATAAGGCAGTATAAACTGCACCCCTGGTTACATTATTGCCATGAATATCCGCTGTCATTCTCCTGCCTAATCCGCTTTTAAGATATCCGCCGTTCACTATATTTTTTTCAGCACCGATACCCCCTTCAACAATAACCGCACCCGTATCTTTCGTTGTTGACTCAGTAGTATTGGTAAATGTTTTAACTCCTGCAATCGACTGTGCGCCAGTTGTGTAAACTCCATTGGTAACTGTCGCCGCATTACCAGTGCAACTACCAGAGCTTCCCGAACAGTTCCCTGTCACATTACCGGTGACGTCTCCAGTCACGTCCCCCACCAGATCGGCGGTGACAACCCCATCCTTACAGATTACTCCGTCAATCGTAACCCCGGCACCGGGCGTTTTTTCCAGAATTTCGTCTACCGTAAGCTGATCGTCGTCGGTGAAAATCTGTTCAAGATAATCGCTAATAAATTCAAGATCGGAAAAAATCGCCGCGTTGTTGGCCCGCATGTGATCGCCGCGCACAGCCGTGACGTCGCTAAAAAGCGGCGACGGTAGTGCGGGGTTGGATGGGTCGGAATATGGCAGTGTCATGATATTCTCCTTTTGTCTGTGATGGTATAGGTTGTACTGTCAATGTTCACAATAATAGTTTTTCCCGTCGGAATGATCCGGCGGAGCAACTCAAACAGTGTAGCCGTGGCGACCGCGCCGCCCGCGAGCTGGCTTAACTGAATGGTAATTTCATTTGTTATAATCGCCGTCGCCGCCCACGTCGCAAAGGTGCCATACCCCCCGGTAGGCCCGTCGGCGGGCGGCGGTTGCGCTGAATCAATAGTATATGCCACACTTGCCGGGTTCGGCGCGAATACGGTGACGGCCTCCGGGTCAGGGCGAGACGCGCCCGGAGTAACGAGCCCAAGATCACTATTCGTGTACGAACTTTTGCGCCACGCGGTGCCGTCGGAATAATATACTGCCCCGTGGTCGCCCGTGCCGTCATCGTACACAATGCAGAGCGTCCCTTCTGACGCGACCGCCAACGGCACCGACGCAGAATACGCGGGCGGCGTCGCAAAATCAGACACGGGGCGCGGCGCGCACCATACGAGTGTCGCGCCGGAAATATACCCGCGTGAATAGTACGTCGCGCTTGACGCGGCGCTTGTCCATCCCGACGGCGTTACCCACGCGCGCGCCGCGTATGCCGTCGGTGCAGGCGTCGCGGGCGTGGTCTCGGCTGTGGAATAGATGATAAATCCGGTATCGGCGACGGACGGTACCAGGTTTCCAACGATAATGTACGGCAGCAGCGTACTATCAAACCATGAAAACGGCGCGAGACATAACGTCTGAATGACCATGATAATATTTTTTATGGTGCTTCTATTCCAGCCGCTTGATACGAGTTTATATAACGCCGCCGCCTGGTTGTTCGTCCCGCCGAAAAATCCAAAGCCGTATTGCCTGAGCAGGTAGTCGAGCCACGGCGTCCGGGGGCTGTCAAGATGAGTGACGAGCCACGGCGTCAGAATAAGGGTTTTTAGCGCCTGGGCCTGGGCCGTGCGTTCGGCCAGAATGGCGTTCCACCATGTAATATACGCCTTATGCGTCGCGGGGGCGTCTTCTGCAAGGTTAAAATACCCCGGTGGCGTCAATGCAGCAACGGTCATTTTCGCAGCTAAATCCATTCCGTCACCTGCACGGTTATTGTTATGTTCGCCGGGTCGATAAACAGATACCGATCATACCACGATGAACTATCGCTAAACAGCGCGTCGTTTTTAAAATCGATGAATTTAGTCATGCCGCTTTCGAGCGACAACGTGACCGACGCTTCGCCGTCAACGTCCGGGTCAATGACCATATCAAGCGTATCGACCGAATCATAAAGGATTTGCGGCGTATCGGCAACGGTGTCTATATCACACACAAGTGACTGAATGGTGGCGATACCGAACGCGGGAGCGATTGAACCGGCAAGCGTCGCGCTTCCTGCAATGTCGATGTCGGTTTCCACGTCGTCGCCTTCTTCGTCGCTGTACGTTACGGTAGTGGTGCCGTCCACGCCGGAAAACATGGTCACAAGCCGGTCAATAAACGATTTCGCGAAACTATTTGCCTGCGCGATCAGCTCTGACCGTTCGGCGAGGCTGGACGCCCGAATGTTTATTACGGCGTCGAGGGCTGTCACGACCGGCTGCGCGACGGTGAAAAAATACGATACGGGGACTTCAGACGTGTAAATCGTACCGCTCATGACCGCGTGAAGCGAGTCACCTGCGTTCTGCGCGTTGATAAATTCCAACCGCTCGGATAAAATTTCAAAAATCTGCGCGATGTCCTCAGCAGTGGCAAGCGTACCGTTCGGGACGAGAACGACGAGATTATACCCATGCGCCGGGACAGGCACTGGAATGGTGAGCGCTGACGACGTGGGATTAACATATATCCGCGCATCAGTATAAACCGTTTTTATCGCCGTTTCAACCGCCACCGATCCGCTTTGAGAGCCGTATTCCGTTTTTTCCGCCGTGACACGGTTAAGATACGTCGCGTCGCTTTCTGCCGCCGCGCCGTTTAGAATCGGTAGTGTATTCACGCCGGACAGATCACCGTATCCAGATACGGTGAATGTTCGTCCCGCCGGAATGTTCCCGCCGATACCGGTTTCCAAACAAGTAACGAAAATATATGCCGTTCCGCTGCCGGGGATTACAAAAGAAGATGTGCCGACGGTATATTCCTGCCCGCTGGACGCGATAACAAGTGTGTCAGGCTTAATCGCCACCGCGTCCGGCGACGAGTTGGTGACAGAAATATATCCTGACGCGGCAACGGCGGCCCGGCGCGGGTTGTTCGGATTTAGAAGGTCGATGGTTGCGCCAACCGGAGACATGAGTGCAGCAAGCGTTTCACCGATAAACCGATCAACATTAACGTCACCCTGGGCGAACATATTGGCAAGTATCAATTCCGGCGGGTTGCCGGGACTGAATACGATTGACGACGGCGCGTTGTTCATTATGGCTTCAAGCGCGTCCTCGAATGTAAGCTCTGTGTATATTCCATTTTCGATAGGCATTTTAATTCACCGTTATAACTCCGTTTTCGTATGTGATCGAATACGGATTGTAATATTTTGAAACGATCCGTTTTACGTCCGCCACTTTATCCGCCGAGCTTTGTGATAATTTCCACACGAGCGGATTTCTACCATAATCACTGTCCGCAAAATTACCACCCTGTTCGCACCGGCACTCGCTCATTGCGTCCTGCTCAAGCGACTGTTTACCTGTCACCTGTTTCGACAGGCCCGTAGTTGCATCAACTACTATATTTCCGTCGCTGTCAAGCATAATTGCCATACTCCACCTCAATCCAATTCGTGATTATCCGATAAAATTTCCGACAAATCCGCGTCCGGTTTCATTGCGAATCCTGCGGTAATAACCGTTTTGAGCGCCGCGCCTCCGTCCTGCGCGACGGGCGTCCACGACGCGAAATCCTGGCGTAATTGCGTGATCTGATCGATCATTTTTTGGACTTCGGTTTTTATCGTATCGCCGAGAACCATTTTTTTTCCGCCGTCGCCAAGTTTGACCTTACCTTTTATTTGCAAGTCAATCGCATAAACAAGCGCCTGCGCGAGTGACGCGACGATGAGCGGAAACGCGCCGCCGTTGTCGTTAAAAATCATTTGTATTGCCTGAGAAAAGTCGTTCATACCCTCAATGCAAAATACCACATCGTCAGTTTCGGGAACAAGGCCGTCGACTGGCAACGCTTCGATGTCCGGAGCGTCCGTTCCGTCTATCCGCGTATAATGCGGCTTGACAAGATACGTCCCGGCTGTCGTACCTTCTCCCTTTACTGTTGCCGCGTATATCATAACGCGCCCCCGAATATTTTTGTTTCCAAAATGCCGTCAATTCGTATTTGCGCGAGCAACCAGTTGTTTGTTGCCGTTACCTCGCAACACAATTCCGAATCGTTCCGGTCGATCGTGTAGCGCAAAATGTACGCATTGTACGAAGCGGGTATTAATGCCCCGATTTTCGGACTGGCTTTTTTAAATCCCTGAAATAGCGCCGATTGGCTATCATTATATATAGTGATTTTCTCAAACAGTTTCGCGTCAAAAATCGGCGTTTTAAATTTTACGTTTGCGTAGTTTTCGACGCCCACACCCCACACAAGCGCCGATTTTCCGTACCCCAAAAATGAAAATGTGTATTTAGCCGGTGCGGCGGCTGCAGCAGGTTCCGCGTTCTGGGCGTGGAATCGGATTGTTTTACACGGTTCGTCGATTTCTGGAATGATTTTATTTTGCAAACAGATTTCATCCAAAATTTTTGAAAGTGTGGTCGGCTGAAACAGTCTACCACTCGCCGGTGCGGCTGTGGCGACGCCTGAATCGAAAACGCACGTATAATCAAGATCAGCGCACAGTGCGGTTAGCTGCGTATTAAGCGGTTCTGTGGTATTAAGCTGATACCCAAGTTCTGACCGTATCAGCGCGTCATAGAACGCCGCGCCCTTGATAAATAGTGTAGCGTTGGTGCCGTAGGCGTCCGGTTGCAAAATGACAGAATATGCGACGAATGATCGGCTTATTTCAGACGTTGCGGAAATGCGTTCAACGACAACCGCCGTTAAAATTTTAAATTGCGGATTTGCATACGCGACGAGCGCGTCTGACATTTGGTCAATAGACTCAGCGGATGAGACATAGTCCACCGATACCCGCGCAATCAATTCAGACGGCGGCGAGGAAATGGCCGCGCGAAACGACATTTTAAGCGCCGCGCCAAGCGGCACGCCGTTGTGCTGTACGCTATAGTTATATTTACACGAGTATATTTTTGGTTTGTTGACGACGGTCACGTCGTCGGGTTTATTCTGCGCCGCAAGAGCAAGCGCTTTCGCCGCACTCCACTGGTCAGAATTGTCCAGCATGTCGGCTATAATAATCGGTGTGCAGACACCGGCGGTCGGATAAAACAGTATCATAAATAATCAATCCTGTAGTATATGGTGTCGGTGTCCAAAATGTCCCCCGACGGGATCGCGCCTGTCGAAAAAAGACCGCAAAATACGTCCCGGCCCGGAAGGGCGTAAACTGTCGCCATGTATTCAGGCGTTCCAGTCGTCGCGTCGTATATCTGAATCAGATGATTTCCATTATCGTCCGTGCGCACGTATTCCCATACGGCAAGCTCTCCGCTGACGCACCGCACGGCATTTTGTACGCCGACGGCAGGCGTTTGAAATTGAAAAAGGTCGGTAATCGCCGCCTGGGTTATGTCGGTAAAGTAACTCAAAACATGTCCCCCAAAATCGCCCCGCCGTTCGGTGCGACAACGGCGGAGGCCACGGCCAAAACCGCGCCGAGTGCAGACGTATCGCGCGCGGAAAACTGTTCGCGCAGTTTAATCGTCATGGCCACGCCCGCCTCCCCCGCATTGTGCGGTGGGCTGATTTCTTCAATGTACCACGCACTTTGTAAATACGGCGTAGATTGTTGTAATATACCAAGCGGCAAATACGAGCCAAGCAGTATAACCGGCTTCATGTAATTTTTCATTTGATTCAGCGTAGAGATGCACGAGGCGACATACCCGACGGACAGGCCGGACAGGTTCGGCAGTACCGCGCCGAATGAGGCGAGGGAATTGGTCACGAGGGCCACGCCATTGAGCGCCGTCTGAATGGCGCGAAAAGTGCTTTGATCGCGGGACGCGGGGATGTCAGACAGTATAATGTCCAGTTCAACAGTGGACGCATCTATCACGGTACGGGCTTTAAACTCCCCCGCCTGGGTCAGATTTCCGGGTAGTCTGACAGAGGCGCGGGCACGTTCATTTGGAATTTCGCATAACACGAACGTGGCAGCGGGCGCGTCCGTCGTCGGCAGTCCAATAATAATCGCCGAGTCGATGAAACTTGTCACGGCCCCGCTGATTATTTTTGAAATGTCGATTGATACAGCCACTATTTTTCCAACCTGATTTTTGTTCCCATCGCGTTAATTTGTGTCGCGACATAATTCAACGCCGTGGTCACGGCAGAACCGGCGGCCACCATTCCCACTTGTAAATTTTTCAGTTTGTCATTTAATTCATAAAGGTTTTGTAAATTGGTTTTTCCGTTGGCCCTTTTGGTCGGATCATTTATCGCGGCGGAAATGGCCGCGATTTGTTCCTCGTCCCGGTTTTGCCACGCAGCGTTGGCTTGTTGGGCGGCACTCTCGCCTATTTTCTCGTTGGTTTTTTGGATCATGTCCGCGCCGTACTTTGTCAAGAGAGACGCTTGAAATTTTTGAGCAATGGACGGCGGCAAGCCCTGGAAAGCGTCTGATAGTTGCTGAAGCATCCACCCTTCATCGGTACCCGTGGACGCCCAGTTACCGGAGGCGACGCGAGCCAACGCCTGCGTATTGAAATTATCAGCGCCCGCAAGCAGCTTATTGATCGCGTCAGCCAGGGGCCGTTGCACTTTACCCATCGCGACCCCAACGGTCATCCTGAGCGCCGCCTGCTCCTCGTTCGACATGCGGGAAATTTGTCTGATACCGCCACCGTAGTATTCTGCCGTAGCGTTCCGCTGCACTATACCGTATTGCGCCGCCGCGTTGCCTTTTGCCATAGCGATCATATTAGACGCCATCGACAAACCGGCTTGCGCGAGGGCAAACGGAATTCCGGCAATGGCGATTTTAGACATGGCAGAAAGCCCGGATTCTATAGCATGAACCGGGTCAAGGCGAGACATATTATTGGCGAAATTGGTCGTGGAATTTTTAAATTTATCAACGGCCTTATCAAATTTGCCGCTTGATTTTTTTTCCGACGACGGTTCGCCCGCTTTTCCCGGTTGCGCTCCGGGTTTGGTTCCTGGCGCAGATTTGCCCCCTTTTCCCGCTTTTGTGTTTGTGGGTATCGTGATCGGTTTTTTAGATAAATCTTTTCCTTTTTTTCGTACCTTTTCGAGAGTGGAAAGGACGACGTTTTGACCCTTCAACCCGAGCGATACCAGATAGTTGTCAAGTTGCGGCATATCCGTTCACCCTCAAGAATACATGTAATAACCGTTCCGCATCCTCATAATCAATCATCCCGGCTTCGGTGTACGACAACACGCGGGACACGATCAACAAATCCCATTCGATCATAGATACGGCGTAAAAAAAAATCTGTCGGCCACGTTCGACAACAGAATGATCACTTCAACCGGCACGCCTGAAAAATCGGACTTGCACGGCACGCCGTCGATCATGACGCAGAATTGCGCCGCGAGCGTTTCAAAAGCCGCCATCGCCGACCGTTCGCGGGCGCGTGCAATTTGCAGACTGTTTGTCGGCTTTCTGACGGTGTATATGATACCATCATACCGCACCCGTACCGCGTTGGTGTCGTAGTCTACCACGTCCGCAATCGCACATACCGACACGCGCTTTTTCTTAACGTCAAGCTCCGGAGCGGTTGAGGCAATAAGATCGAGCCAGGCGCGTTCCTCAGCGGTTGGATCGTCCGTCGTCCCGTCGCCGATTGTTTTACTGTCGGCGTTGATGATCTGTAAACGCGCCTGGGTGATTTTCGGCAGTTCAAACGTCATGGCCTATATTTCCTTATCGGTTGCCGGGTCAACTTCGGCCACGTCTTCAAAAGATATTTCAGCCGTTATGTATCCCCGGTCCCGCCCCACGCCCGCAAGCGGCATTTTGGTAAAATAGCAGTTCTTATGCCGCTGAATCCGGGCACCTTCCGCCGATTGCGTGTTGTAGACATAATAAAAATCAAAATCAAACAGTGTTTGAATTTTTGCCTGTCCCCAGCTTTTCAATTTGTCCAGATTTTCACCGAGCAAAAATTTAATTTCCCGGCTTCCGGCCCTGGGCATGGACTGAATGAGTACGCCACGCGAACCATCAGCAGACATATATCGCTTGCCGCGCTCCGTATCAAGCGTTATGTCTCCGAGTAAATCTTCCTCATTGTAGAACGTTTCTCCGCCGAACGAAATTGAGTCGCCGGAAAGCTTCGCGGTAAACGTCGCCACGCATTGACCCATGACGACGGACAGGGATTCCTGCGCGTTGGCCGCCTGTGCGGTCGGTACGTGAAACAGTTTCCGAAAAAACGTTATAACCAGTGCCATGAGTATATAAATTTTTTTCATCGTTCGGCCTTCCTTAATTGAAATTAAACGCAATCGTATAATAATGAATTGCAGAAAACGGTTTTATCGTAGCAACGATCGCCCCGACCGGAATCGCCCCCGTTGACTGCCACGCTGGGTCGAGCGCCGCGATTTGCGCCGCTGTCTTCGTGACGAGCGTATAATCAGCCGTGCCGTCCGTTTTTGACAGGATCGCACCGGCTTTCCAGAGCGTGTCAAGCGCGGCGCGGGTAAGGGCCGCCACTTCCATAACGCCGGTATAATCACCCGGTACGCCGGTACGCCCCGCTGCGATAAGCGCGTTACGCGGCGTAATGACGCAATAGTCGTTAATGTAATCAATAGCGAGCTGCGCCTCAATCTGCAACGATGCAGGCGGGTTGACGTCATCATTCAAAAACGTGTCGTACACGAAACAGGCCCCGCCCTGATCTTTTGCGCTATTGTATTGAGCGAGGGAATTAAGCGCGATATACGCCCGCGTGGCCGCGCTGTACGTATCACCGTCCACGTTTTCAAAATCGTGCGCGTCTGACAGCGAACCAATCGACCGGGCGATACTGCCGCCATAGAGCGCGTGAACGAGCGCAGCGAGCAGCGGGTTATGGTACACATACACACCGGTTGATACTTCGGTGTTTGCGTTTGTAACAAGCGTCATCGTGCGATTTTGCGTCATCAGGGCGCCCGGTTCACCCGACCCGCCCGCGAGTAACAGTTCATCGGGAAGCGTCCCCTCGTCCGCCATCGAAAAGGACATAATAAATATTTTCTCGGTTGAATCCGTACACCATAGCGAGGCTACCACGCAATCCGCAAGGTAGGTTGCTTCATCGTCAAGACCGTTTGTCTGTGATCCGACGTTCAGGATTGACCAGTTGCGTGGGTAATAATTCGCTTTGTTGAGCATTGCGTTTGTGAGTGCGCCGCCGCCGGTTGGCAGAATGTAGACCATATCCGGCACGATCGAACCGCCGAAAACGGTAGCGAGCATTTGCGCCGTGGCAAGCGCTGTCGGGTTGGCAGCGATAAAAGCGTCAACCATATCGGCGGTGACGGCAATAAGGCCGGTTAAGGCGTTCGGAGTGTAGCCGGTTATGGTTTCCCGTGTAGCGAATACGATCCGGCGGGGAAGGCCGGACAGGAGCCCAGTCGTGGCGCTGCTTGATATAGTGATAAATTTTCCGCTTGACATTTTTATTTACCTCGCTTTTATTTCAGCGTTTTTAACTGATTTTATTCTTCAGGAATGCCTAATTTTTTTGCGTCAGAAATAGACAAGACAATCCCTTCCGGGTGCTCGTATCTCGCAGACAAAGACGAACCAATGGGATATACATTTGCGTCTATTCTGGTAGCTGCTTCCCCGCTATCGTGAAAAATTTGAGCGTTCCCGTTTTTTTTTCGATAAAACATGCCCGTTATAGCATTTTTCGCCATCGCCTTTTTAACCATTTCCCGCGCCATGTTTTTAACGACGATTTTAATTTCAGTGTTTGACAGTTCCATGTTCATTCCTCGTACTCTAATGATTTTTCTATTGTGTCGACAACTTCGTCAACCGTCACCTCTTCGCCGCCGTGAATGCTGGAAACAAACGTGGTCACGGTCTGACAGGCGAACACAAGACCGCGTTGCAACACTTCCAGACCGCCGCGAAATTTAAAGTCCGGCGTTTCGTCATGAGAAAGCACGGTTGCAATACCCGACCAGATAAAACTTTCCGGCGACGTTATGAGCTCGCGCGCAATTTCATACGGTTCAAACAGCTTAGCGTCGTTCGCTTCATCATTCGGCGCGGCGGTAAAAAAATTGAGTGTGTATTCAAAATCAGTCAACACGCCGCTCGCGGATGAAGCGAATGGCTGTCGGTACGTTACGCGATATGCTGATTGAAAATACGGATAGGTTGCGCCTTTCGGCACCGTGCCGTATTTATATACCCGCGCAACCGCACCTTGACTCACAAGCGCCACATTTAGCGCTTTGTTCATCGCATAATATTTTTCTATGATCGTCATTCAACCGCCGCCGGTAGAACTCGTATTTCATCGCACATTGCAACAGCCGTGCCAACCGCGTTCCCCGATTCGTTTTCGTGGGACGGAATAAAAGACCACGACAATACGCGCCATTTTTTCCCGCCCGCGTCGATCCGTTCAGGCCGTTCATCCAGGGCCCCGGATATAAGAATTGAAACGCCCTCCTGTACCTCGATACCGGCGGTTTGAAGTCGTTCAATGTCTTTGGGTTGAAGCGGCTTTACGGACGCTTTAAGCGATAGGGCCGTTTCCGTGACTGCCGCTGAACCGTCGTCATCCGGCGCAAGTGAATTATAAATTACGTCGCAGGTACTGTCCGCGATCCGCCGCGCCGCCATGCTTTGCAAGCCGCGTAGCATCGTCATAATGCGAGTCCTACGAGCAGCGCCTGTCTGCGCTCTGTTATGCGTCTGCGCCATCGCTCTGAATCGTTTCCCGCAAAACTCGTCGATGTGCCGTTTTGACTAATGGACGAAATCTCCGGGAATTTATTATCGAGCGAAAGCAGATGGCAGGCCGTGTCAAGCACCTGCGAATTGTAGGCATTGTCGTCGTAGAGGCCGGAGTCGACATCACGTTTTGCCATTGCAAGATAAACCATAATTTCGGCATCAGACACGGCTGGGTTGTCCAGCCGTGTCGTCAATTCCGATAAAAATCTTACATCCGAATAAATCATGCGTTTGCCTTACGCGTTCACCGAAAAATCAAGGATAAACGCTTGACCGCGCTGAATTACCATCGGACCGCCGAAAGTGAGCTGCGCCGCAAAACTGGAACGTTGCTCGCTTACTACGCCGGTAGTAATCCGGGGCGTTGCGGTTGCCATCGGCATTAAAATCCCCTTTCGTCCGGTTGGCGCGCCGTGTACGATGGCAATCACGCTGTTGTACTGAGCCGTGCCAAGAGAATTTGTTCGGGCGTTCAGGAGTCCCGACGTTTTAATGTCGATTGACTCCACGGTTCCGCCGGTCGCAAGCTTCAAAGCTTCGCCAAGCGTCCGATTGTAAGTCCCGGTGGAAAGATACTGCACAAGGGCCGAATAAATGGAAGTCGGCACATACAGAACTACTTTGCCGGACGTTTTCACGTTCGTTTGTGCGATGAGATTTAAGAGCCTCACCACGTCAAGGTACAAATTAGCCGCGTCTGCCGCCGAAACAGCAGGTAACGGAGCCGTTATGTCCACCGGTTTGTAGTTGTAGTTAGTTATTTTTTGAATCAGCGTAGTCGGATTCGCGGCCCAGTCTGCAGCGGTCGCCAGAAGCGGAGACGCTGCACCCGCAGAGGCGAGGGACAGCGCGATACCGCTGGACAAGAGGCCGTATTGACCGGATTCACCGTCGAACGCCGCCGCGCCCCATCCGTCAACGATAATCCGCTCGACCGCCTGCATAACCTGTTGCTCAATTGTAGCGAACAACTGGTTTTGCAGAATAAAACCCGCGAGCGCCGGGGCGATCGAACGAGCATAACCAAGAAGCGCTGCTTCCTGATCGTTCTCGATGATGAAACCCTGCGCTTCGGTGTGGGCGTCCTTAAACTCATTGTAAAGCGAGATTTGCGCCATGTTGTTGGCGTAGGTCCTGTCGTCGCCGTACGGGTTCAGATCGCCAAGACGCTGTTTAGCTGCACCCGACGCCTCAACGCGAGGAATACGGAAACGGCTGATCGCGCCGGCGGATGCCGCGAGTTCCGGCGCAAGCTGGACCGCGTCACCTTCCGCGATAAAGGATTCGGCAAAGGTAAGCTGTTCATAGAGCTGTTCAGCGAGCTGGTTCAATCCGGCGAACTGATCATATCCGGGATTGCCGAAATAGGCGTTCAGGGCTGTTGCCTGTGCGTTCTCGATATTCATACCCGCTTTCATCGCGTTTTGGGCGATACCGTTCAGCTTTGCGCGAAGACCGTGCGCCATATCAACAACATGGTCGATGCTGGCCCCGTCGAACCTTTTCCGCAGGTCGGAAATCGCCGCACCGTGCTCTTTATGCTGGCTGTTCGCCACGGCAAGGAGCCGCTCGGTCAGGGCTTTGTACTCACTCCGCGCCGCTGCTTCGTTCACCGCAACGCAACCGTCTTTGCGGTGCGCGTCGGCGTATGCGTTACGAACGACATACCAGTTTTGAAAATTCTGTTCTGCAACCTGGGCGGAAGTAATTTTTTTTCCTTTTATCATGTCTAACCTACCTTAACAGACGCAAGACGCGCGAAAATGTACCCGGTTTTTAACTGGCCGGTATTCTGGATTCCGGGCGTACCATACCAGACAGTGCCGGGAAACGCCACGGCGTCGGATGAACTAGAAGAAAGTTCTCCGGCAGCGGTAACATACGCGGTTCCGCCTGCGACCGGGGCCGAGCTGTCAAGCGGAACCATCGCCACGGCGTCAATGTCGCTAATCATGGCGACATAATCCCCGTCGGCGTATTCGCCCACTACCTGATTGATGGCAGATTCTACCTGCGTTGCGGCCTCAAGAAAGCCGATTGCAACAATGGCGAATTCATCTGATCCGGGGCCTTCATACGCGGCTGCGCCGAGAACGATGATTTGTTTACCGGCGCTGTTTTCCTGCAATGTGACCACGCTGCCAATGGGCGCGGCAGTAACTCCGGCGGCGGTGGGAATAACAAATTCCACGCCGTCAATTCGGCGAGCGTCCCACTGGACCGCGCCGCGTTTGGGGTTGGTTTCCCCGATACCTAATCTTACTCCGGGCATTAGAACACCTCCCCGGCCGCGTTATGAGCCGCGGCTGTACTGTTTTCTTTCGGCGCATTTTGCAGAATTTCGCCGAATTTCGTGTTGACTGCGGCAATCCTGGCCGCCGGGTCAGTTTCCACAATACCGGCAAGCTTAGCAAGAGTAGCAAACGATGGCGTCTTCGCGCCGAAATCGACGTTCAGAGCCGTTGAAAATGTCTTCACCATCTCTTGCGACGGTTTAGCATTTTCAAGCGCCGCGCCCTCTTTGTCATCTTCCCTGTCTTCACCGTCGGCGTTTTCGCCTTCCGCTTTCGGCACGAGCTTTTCGTTGATCTCATTCAACGCGTCGCCGTGCTTCTTGAGCGTTTCTTCCATAGCGTCTATACGGTCTTCACCGTTTTTAGCCGCTATAGCTTCATCAACCGCGTTTTTTACAAGCGCGGCCAGTTCTTTAGGGTCCATGCTGTACTCCTTAATATTTAATGTCTCGCCGCGCGAGTTTTTTACTAAATGCTGATATTTTGATTTCAATACGACAACTTCTTTATCGCCGTGGTCTTTATCGTAGCCCACATACCAGACCGCGCCATGTTTTGTAATTTCTTCGCCCGTCAATATAACACGGTTGCCATTAAACCAAACTTCGGTACCCTTCACGGCGTTTTCCACTTCCACCACGCCGTCAGTATTTATGCACACCGCATTAGTCACCCGGATTTTATTTTCAGGGTCGCGCACGTGCGGCGCGAGCGCGACGTGTGTTGCGCGCAGTTCCCCGGCCACGGCGTCGTATTCCTGGCCGTCCGGCGTCACGCCGTTTTCTACTTTCAAATTGTAAATATCAACAAAAGCAGACGCGCCAAATCCGGCGGACCCGAGATTTCCTTTTATGTAGGCAACCTCTTTGGCACCCTTGACCACGCCTGCAATCATCGCCGCTTTTGCCGCCGCATCAAAAAAGACGTTGTGCGCCCAGCCGTCGATTCTCTTATTCTGTTCGTTTGTCGTAGAATCATGCCCGCCGACGACGACCGGCGCAGTTTCAAGAGATTTCAAAAATTTTTCATCGCTCACAGCTTCCGGCGGGTAATACAGCCGGACGGCCTTACCTTCCAGTGCGGCGTTACCGGTTTGCAATTGCCCCGCACCGTATTCAAGCACGCCGACGCGCAAGGCGGGCACGGAAAAGCGCATCGATTCAATGCGCTCGCCCGCGTCGTTGAAGGCGCGGACAGGGGATTTAAAGTATTTTAGAAGTTTATTAACCATTAATTAACAGCCGCACAAATCGTATTAAAAGTCAATGTTATATTTTATTGTATTTTAAACATTTTTTACAAAAAAAATTTCCATCCTTGATTCGCAATTCACGGCGCGGATAAACCATGTGACATTCCGCACACAAGTGTGACGCTCGCGCCCCGCCAGCCATGCGCGGTATCAGATCGGCGCAATCGTCGCAAACTAACCGGTTCTGTCGTTTTCTTGGCCGCGAACCCAAAAGCGCGCCACAGGCACAGCGTCGTTTCGAACGGCGCCGACGCTGCGCCGACGGTGGCGCGTCAAAACAGCGCGCGCAAAACAATAACGCCCGCGCCCGCTTCTTGATCCGGTCTTCGCTTGTTTCTTCCATGGGAAATATTTTTCCCGCCGGCGAAAATGTTTGAACGTCTCGCCTCATTCGCGCACCTCATACCTCCGCAGTGGTTTGCACGGTTTGACTGGAATTTCCGCCCAGCATCGGCACCCCCACGCCGTTCCCGGATTGCCCGTATGCGTTTTTCCGTTTTTAAAAATCTCTGTCGGCGGATCATCAAAAAGAAAGCACTTCCCTTGCAATTTGCGGTGCGTCTTACGAACGCGCTTGTCGCGTTGCGTGGTCCAGATATACCGATCTGAAAATTCTTTTATTATACCTTCATTCAGGCCCGTACCGAGCGCGTAGGCGTTATCGTCGCCGATCTGTTCCGCCCGGTCCTTGTAGTGCTCACCGAACGAAAAAACCTTGTAGACGTTTTCACCCTCCCGCGCTTCATAAATTTTATTTAACGCTTCCTGAGCTGTGTAGGATTTATCTTTCTGGAGCCGTGCAATTTCTCTTTGCACGATTTCGTTTTGCCGGTCTTTGACCGTCTCCTGCATGGTGTCGCGCAGGGCATATTGAACGGTCAACCACTCCTTGACTTTTCCATCCAGGGTGCCGCGATACACCCGCATCCCTTTTGCGGCGTAATAGCTTTCAAGCGCGTGTCGGTAGCGCTTTGAAAACAAGCGGGCGCGGGAATTGAATTCGGCCTGGGCGTCCTCATCGTCCTCATCGTCCCACACGGCGCGGGCGTAGTCCCTGACGGCGCGGCTCCACTGTTTACTATATTTTTCAAAAATGTTTATCATACCTTATACTAACGGTTTAGTGAGTTTCGTTCGTTCGGCCCCATCGTCGCCGATTGCATCATCATCGACGCCCGGCGTGGACGATTCCATTCCCGCAAAAGTTATGTCCTCATCCAATAACTTTAACTGCTTGAACGCGCTTTCAAGTTCAGGGTAGTCCCGTTGACGAATAAGCGTTTCCGTCCGCTTCGCCTGAAGGTCGGCTTTTTCCTGTTCGGTCTCATCATAAATGCTTTCAAACTCAATGTCAAAATCGTCTTCATTCACACCACACGCCGCGATCTCCGCATCATTGCGTATAAACGTATTCACCACAAACCGCGCCATCGGTTCAATCATGCCAATTTGAAAACGGCTGCGAACGTGCTCGTTAGTCGCCGCAATCTGAAAAGCGGCCTGCGAGTAGTTCGTGTTCCCGCCGCCGAAAAAATACTCCGGCGAAAGACCCGTTACCGATGCCACGTAATCGCGGAACACCCCGGCAATGTTTCCCGTCCCTTCGCTGATGTTATTATTCAAAATCTCCATCTGCGTCCCACGGGCCTGCGCGATAGGCGTTGATACGCCCATCGATTCGGACAGCCGTTGTAACTGCGCCCGCATCGCGGAAAGCATTGTATCAGTCTGGATATCGCCTTCCATTTTTTCGACGATCACCTGGGCGCGCACGAGTAAAATTTTCAGGATGTGAACATACAGATTCCACGCCTCCGCCGCTGAACGTAATTGAGGAACGCGATTCAAGCCCACGCCAAAAAGCGGTTCAAAACCGGGACAGAGAAAAAATGCGCTAACGCCGTGTTTCAGTTTCGCGCCAAAACAGTAGAGGTCACCCACGCGCGTCTGATTGTACGGCGCGGTCAGTCCGCCATAACTCGACCCCATGCCGTAGGCGAATTGTGTATCGTTGAACACGTTGAATGTCACCGTGCTGCCGCGCTTGATCGGTACAAGTAAAGACCCGCGCGGCGACAACGTGCTGTTAAACAGCATATCCTTCAAGACCGCTTGCAATTGCACCTTTTTAAATTTTTCTTCGAGCGCCGCTTTGAATTTTTCGTTTTTTGTTTTCACCTCAAAAGGATCTTTCAGCGCCATAGCGATAGGCCGGTCAACCATTTCAGACAGCGTCGGCACTGACAAATATTCCATATAGTTCACCCGGTACGGTGAATAGTCAATGTATGACATAAGGATGGACGGGTCGGACGGCGTATTTATTTTGACCGCGCCGTTGGAATACACACTATTAAATACCGATGAAAAAGACTCCTCCGCCCGGCGCGTTGCCCGGGTCGGGAGCGCGTCCTGTTTTTGCAAATCGTCAAAATGATCGGCATTAACAATCTCTGTGACATACGCCTTGCCGGTCGCGCCCCGTAACCGCTTATGCTCGCGCTGCGCGTATGCGTACAGTAGAGCATTTTCACTCGCCGCCGGTATGTCACGCACGTTCCGCGCTTCGTTATATTCGTTCACAATTCCCGTAATAACGGCATCAATATTCGACGCGCTCAACGTATTCTTAATTTCCGTCACCATTCGGTCATTCAGTAAAACCTCATCGCGCGGAAGCAAGCTCAATTTTTCAAGCGCGCTTGTCATCATTGCAAGTTCTTCAATCGGGCGCGTGTAACGCGCCGGTCGTTGTTGTTTTATCATTCTGTTACCTCATAGGATAATTTCTTTATCAGTTCCCCGCTCTCAAACAGCGGTTTGTCAAAACCTTTTTTAGCGACCGTTGCCGGTGCGTTATGCTGTAATTCACCGCCGTCCTTAATGATCCGTTTCGCTTCCGCTGCAATCTGCTGTCCCAGCGCAGTAAACATTTTTTCCTCTGCGTCCTTCATGTCTTGCGCCCGCCCGCGCTTTGTGTATTCAACCACATTTTTAAAATATGCTTTCATGTGTTTTTTCATCTCGGGCGACGAAAGAACATTCTCGGCAGCAATGCGCAGGACCGGGCGCGGCGGGATCGTTTCCGATCCATAGTGATTGATGGCCAAAATTTCGGCATACGTCATGCCGTTTTCATATACACCCGGTAACGCGCCTAATTTTACAAACATGGTATTACCTCTTTAAAACCTTAATTGCTGCCGCGTATTCTGCCACAATCGGCGACGTGGCCAACCTGTTTATCGCGCCCGCTAAAACGTCCGGACAGTCATCATGTGGCGCGCCTTTGTAATACCGGGACACGCCAAGCGAAAATTCCTGTTGCGTTCCGTCCAAAATGTAAAGCTCCGGCTTATTAGCAATAACCGTCGCCGCTATTCGTTCGTGTTTATTCCGGTCCGCCCGTTGGTATAGCCACAAATTCTTAACCGGGTACGGCCCCTCAAGCGACCGAAACGCGTCTATAAAAAATATAGAAGAGTCCGCGATCTGCGATTCAATAGTCGCCTCAATCGGCGTAAAGCGCGCGAAAAAATCAAGTATCGCCCGGCGCGTCGGTATATCCGCAATCGACTTCGGCAGTTTTATACCCGTAAATAATAACATGCCCCGCTTATTCACGCCCACCACGGCGGCAGTCGTCGCGTCGGTATCTGTCTTATCGCTAAATGACGGATCGATGAACGCCACGCAATATTGACAATCCCATACGTCCGCCGTTTTAAATGCGCCGATCGTGTCGTTATCCTGGACGTGCCGCAATTCATAGTTACAACACCATTCCGCATACGGCAGTCGGTCTTTCCGCGCCATAATCTCCGCGAGTTCGTCCGCAGGCATAGGGACCGTGCCGACCGGAAAGCGCCGCCCCTCAAAATACGTTTCCTCTATGGTGGAAAATACGTCATCTTCATGCCAGGGCGTGCCGGAAAGCCGCGTCTGACCGAGTGGGTCAATCAAGTTATTCAATTCCCGAAAATACGCCTTCGCCCACTCACGCGCCGCCGGGCTGTAGCGGTCCTCAATAGTGACAATATCATCAGACCAAATATAATCAAAGTGTGCGCCTGTTATCGATGCGCCCACGCCCGCCGCCGTGATCGACGCTTCAGGTGTCACAGTTTTCTTAAAAGAAAACATCGTCCGCTCGCTTGACCATACACCGGTTTTTGCGTCAACGATATTCCAGCGCGAAAACATATACAGGCGCAAAACGTCATTAGTCTCAAAGTGTTTTTGAATCGTTTTTAAAATATCGCTTGCGAGGGATGAATTTTTCCGCACGATCAGAAGGCGCATAGCCGGGTCACAAAGAAACAGGAGCGTCATTGCAACGATTCCACACGTCGTTTTATAGCTGCCCCGGTGGGCCTGAAGGACGCCGAATTTCGCGTAACGGTAAAAATACTTTATCCATTCACCGTGGAGCGGCGACAATTTATCATAACCAAGTATATGACCGAGCTTGTGCGGTTCGGTAAGCCACGCGCGAAGGAGCGCGACGTGATCAATCTTTTGGTTCTGGTTTATTAATGCCAAATTCTTTTAGTACCTGTTGTACTTTTTCATCGTCGGTGTTAATCGTAAGAACGGTCTCAGTTTTCACCTTGCTACCTTCAATCACGTCAGCAAAAGTCTTTATCATTGATACTGTGGAACTGTCGCCGCGTTTCAGAACTCTATCTATATACTTGTCGAACGAATCATATCCTTTCTGTCGCGCAAGATAATCCGCGAGAATTGCGGACATAAGCTTCTTTTCTCGTTTAGCTTTTCCAGACGCGATTCCCCCTTTTTTTCCGAGAATCGCTGCTTTTTCGGCGGTTATGCCGCCGCGCTTTAGCGTGGCTTTGTTAGACATAGCTTTTCTCCGTCTTTTTCCCGGCCTTCCATACCGGCGGTATAACATCGCGTGGTCGATCCCCACATTTGGCGGACGTATATTTTGTCTGTCCCCTCGTATTTTTCCCCCAAAAAATGTTCAGGGATAAAATAGTGTGACGGAAAAATCTTTACCTTCGCTTTCGTCTTTTTGAACATTTCCCCCATATACGCATTGCCAACTGTTTTCCACGGTACGTTATTCGGCGTGCGGCCCGTCAACCCGTCAATAAGCTCACGGGCAAACACGCCGCCCTTAACGCTCGCGTGTAACGGCGATATAAGGCCCGGCCTGATTTTCTCATTTTCCCACACGCTGTATCCATCATAATCATTATAATACAATTCGTCAATCGCGTTCACACATACCGCGTCAGCCGACGGCATAAAACCGCCGTACTCATATAATATCTCATACGTACACACGTCCGATACTCCCGGCCACATCTGCCGCGCGCGAAAATAGTCAATATGTTTCTGGTTCTCCCACGTCCGCCCGAATACCGCCTCATTGTCCCATAACCGATACTCCCAACCTGGATGCTTTTCTTTCCATGTGTCCATCCACACTGTCGGCCTGGGATGCGGCCCCACCCATAACTGATGAATGATTTTCGGTATCGTTACCGGCTCGCACCCGTCCATTTTCCACGCTTCAAACCCGATAGGATTATTGGCTAAACTCGGTTGGTCGATACGGTGGTTGACCAGGGAGGGGACGGGAAAAAGAATTTTCATGCCGTTGCGCTTGCAATACTCCGATATACGGTCATCGTCGTGGCGAGAGCGCTGGCGATCAAATTCCACCAGCATCGGTTTTATGTGCGCCCCGGGCAGGCAGATTGCTATACCCGCCCTGGTAACATTGTCCGTGTACACACCGTCCTTCGGCCAGAGCGGTGTTAATTTGTTATCCTGTTTAAGGAAGAAATTATATCCCTGCACCGGGCGGCCCGCTTGTATGCGTCGCTCCTCCTGCTCCGTAATAAACGCCGCTGCCCGTTCGCGGAAATTATCAACCGGTACGGCGTCGTCTTGGACCACGCAATGGAAATCAGCGCTCGGGTCGTGCGCCCGCCACGAGCGTTTGGAGTTTTCAAGTAGATTATTCTGCTCGTCGATACAGAACGAGGATACCGGAAATTGTAATTTTTCCGCCAAAAAAGCAAAATGACGCTCCCGTGATGGGTGCGCCATGACTGAAATAGACAGTTTTATCGTTTCCATGCCGCCCATAAGAGCATGGCGCGGGCAAAGTGTCAAGTAGTTTTTATTTTGTTTTCTTACCACCGGGGCTGTTTCTGGGGCGTCCTCCCAGCACGTCCGTCCGAGGCGCTTCAAAAGTATTCCTGCACACACACGCTTCGCATCACGTGGTGAAAATTATTTATATTTTTTAGAACTTTATATTATAAATAGAGAGAGGACGGACACACTAAACACTTGTGGGGTATTTAATGGCGTAAGTCCTGATAAATTCAGGACTTACGAACACGGTATGAACGCGCCTGGGGCGTCCGGGCAGAATATTTTGTGCCGAAAATTGACGCTTTTTCAGACTGAAATTTTTCACGTGATGCAAAAAATTTTTAGATGGCAAAAACGGGCTGGCTTTTTAAGTGGCCGGACACTTGCCCGGACGCCTCCGGCGATCTCTAATTGAAATGATTTATTATTGATAATTTTAATTTTTTTACTAAAATCACTTGACAAATTTATTCGGCGGTAGTATGTGTAATACAATTAAAAGCGAAGAGGCGTCCATGGCAGTGTTTATAATAAAGTCAAAACGCGGCGATCATCCAGTTTATGTGAATGATAAAGACGCAGAGCGCGTTAAAAATTATGCCCGTTTTAGCGGTGAAAAACGTGTCACGGATTATAAGGGCGCCAAAGACCCACGCGACAAAAACGGCTATCCGCTGCGCGTCGTCGATTATTCCGGCCCTTTGTATTCCTGGCATATAGTGTGGAAAAACGATAAAATAGACGCAGTGGCAACGGACGCGCGTATCAGCGCCCCTGGAACAAAATGTGGATATAGAACGAAACAGGTAAAACTACACGAATATATAATGGGGGAAATTCCCCACTGTAAAGGCGTCCGGCACCGGGACGGAAATCCTTTAAATAATAGAAGAGAAAATTTAGTGCTGTATCAAGTCTACGATACGGAAAAACTGGACTACACTACAAAAGGTAAGAAAAGGGTGGACATCTGCGTCGGGTGTAAAGACGATGCCACTTGTCGCAAAGTTCCGACCCGTAAAAAGATATTGAAAACCGAGGTTAAAAAATATGAGAATTAGAATGGGAAAAGGGCAGGTGCTTGTTTTCGACGCTTTCGTTGAAAAAAAGTTAATGGAGTTGAAATCCGAAAAAGGATTTTATCCGACACTCAGGGCAATCGGCGAATGCTGCACACCGCCACAACCGGCGGCAATAGTTTTTCGCTCGCTCTGCCGCCTGGCCGCCGCCGGAAGGCTTTCAAAAGAAGCTCTGCTTGTTTACAACGCAAAGAACAACCAGAAATATATAACAGGAGAAGCACACGATGAAAAAAACAGTAAAAGCCGTAAAGTCAAAAAGTAAAAGCTCCGGCGCAAAGGCCGCGCTCTCCGTGTCGCCGTCCGCGTGGATGGTGTGGGAAAAATGCGCGTTGTCGCTTCAGGCGGTGAAATCGCCGCTCGTGCTGGAGCGGGACGAGGATGCTAAGGAAGGAACGCGGTTGCATGGTATCATTGCGGATATGCTCCGTGACCCGGCGCGGCCTCTTCCTGAAAACACCGACGATGCGGCTTTAGTACGTTTTGCCGTGGAAACGACTGTGCAGGAAATAGCCGATGCGCGGATTGATTCAATCGGCGTGGAACAGGAACTCGCGGCCAAAATCAGGAACGTTCGGTTTTCAGGCACGGCAGATTGCATGGCAGAGATGGGCGATACGGTTACAATCATCGATCACAAAATGGGCTGGCGTGAGGTCGAGGCCGAGGGGAACAGTCAGTTGAAACTGTACGCCCACATGAAAGCCGCCGAGAATAAAAAAATTAAACGCTGGAAAGGAATTATCATTAACGCTCGGTTTAATTCCGTTGCGTACACTGGCGGGGACATAGAACCGGACTATCTTTCCAGTGTCGCAAAGGATTTAATCGCCCGGACCGCGAAAAAGCAATTCCAGACCGGCAACCACTGCGCCTATTGTCAAAGGCTTTCAACGTGCGCGAAAATCCGCGCGGAAATTGCAAAATGGACCCGGCCCGGCGCGATTGATTCTATAACGCGGGAACCGGAAAGGCTTTCTGAGGCTCTGCGCCTTGCAAAGCCCGCTGAAAAATTGTTTGAAACGATAAAGAAGGAAGCGCAGCTTTTTATTGATCTGGGCGGCGTTATCCCCGGCGTGTCGGTCGAGTACACCGCCGGGACACGGGCGTGGCCGAGAGATATGAACAGACTTGACATAGCTACGCGGATTGGCGTCAAGATCGAAAACATGATCGAGGAAAGGTTTATTTCACCGGCCCAGGCGGAAAAGGTCGGCGCGGATAAAGACGCGATAAACAGTATCGTCGTCCGGCCCCCGCGTAAAGGCTTTAAATTTATATGAGGGGGAAAACGGGGGCGGCGGCGATCACGTTCAAAACCGCCCACATGCCGGAAACGGCAAATTATAAAATTTATAGGATGGTACAGAAAATGGCAAAAGAAGTAAAAGGAACAGCGGCCCCGGTCGCAAAATCGGAACTGGTTGTCACCAAAATCAGTCCGAAAGGGATCAACGCGGTAATCAGGGGCGTTATGTTGAACTGGGTTTTCATCGACAAACCCGCCCAGGACAAGGACGACCCGTTAAAAGCGATGTATCGCACGCAGATGATTCTTCAAGGCGGCGAAAAGGAATTTGTCGCGGCGATGAAGAGCGCGCTTGAGCAGTACATGAAAAGCGCGAGCGTGGCGTGGGGCGCCGATCAGCGGATGAAAGTCCTGAAAACCGCGTTGACTCTCGACGTGGATAAATCCCTGTTCAAACAGACTGATCTCGGCCTGTCCCTTGCGGCACATCAGACCGTCCGGCGGGAAACGGCGCTCGATGAATTCGTCGCCAAATACCCGCCCACGGTTCGCCTGGCCGACAATACCGATTGTCCGCCCGCGATTGTGACGCAGGAATTCTATTCTGGCGCAATTGCGGATGTGGCTGTTTTTATCGCGGCCTATGACGTGGACGCCGGGCGCGGGATCACCATGTACTTGAACGGTGTGCGGAAAGTGGCCGACGGCGAGCGGATAGCAAGTATCGATCCGTTTGCAGACGTTCCTCCGGCAACAAACCAGATCGAGCATAAGCCGGGTAAAAAGATGAAAGGCGCGCTGCTTTAAACTCAATTGACGAAAAAAAATCCCCGCCCATAAAGGGCGGGGATTGCACAGAGAATTATATGCAGGGAGGCACACTGGCCTTATGAAATCAAAAACCCTTAAATCTGTCAAGACAATTTTTGTTGATCTTGAAACAAAATCTGCTGAACCGATTGAGAACGGGGCGACCCGATACTTTGCTCACCCGTCCGCCGACTGGCTTATTTGCGCCGTCGTCGGCCTGACAGATAAACCGCTTATTCAGACAAACTATACCGGCGGAAAGAAAATCCCCGCAAAGGTATTAAATCATAAAGGGCTTTTCGTCGCGCATAATTGGTTTTTTGAATGGTCATTCTTTAATCAATTCTACCCCGGCACCCGTGCGGCGGACTGGAGAAATTGGCTTTGTACCGCCGCCCTCGCCCGGTGGTTTGGCATTTGCGCACCCAGGGCGAAACTTGAGGACGTGGCGGCGGCGTTCGATTTAGAGAAAATGCCGGAAGGAAAAAGCCTTATTGCAAAATACTGCGTACCGCAAAAAGACGGCGCTTTTCGTGTGTGCGAAGACAGGCAAGACGCGGCGATGTTTGAAAAATACTGTCTGCATGACGCTGTGTTATCAAAGGCAATTTTTAAGAAATTGATTAACAACGGATTTGAAATAGAAGAGTTCCGCGCGGCGCAGGCAATCGACGTTCGGGGCGTCCCGGTGGACGCAAAGGCCGCCCGGTTTTTGCTGGACCGAAAAGAGTCTGACAAAAAGAACGCGGTAAAGATCGCGGACGAAATTGCCGGACGGACGGCAGGCGGGGCGCTGGTGCTGTCCGCGTCAGCCGCGTTTTGCCAGTACATGAAAACGGCTTTTGACATTGATCTGCCCGACGCTCGCGCAACGACGCTTGAAGCGATTGATTTTTCTACGCACCCGAAAATAAAGGAAATCGAAACTGTTCTATATGCTCGAAAACTTCTTACCGCCCGCGCCGGGGACAAGGCCGAGGCGATACTCGACCGTGCCCATGGGGACCGAGTGCGAAACGCCACGATATTTCACGCGGCGGGTACGGGCCGCTTTCAATCCTGGGGCGTAAATTTCTTCAATTTTTCCCGGCAAAAAGTTGAGAACTGGGAAAAGGAAAAAAACACTGCCCCGGTCCCGGCGCTCCAGCGTGGTATCATTTGCGCCCCAAAAGGAAAGACTTTAATAGAAAGCGACTGGCGCGGGATTGAAAATTATCTGTCGCTGTATTACGCGGGCGACACGGAACAGCTCGCAAGGATTGAGGCCGGGGAATCACCTTACTTGATTTTCGGGGAAAAGATGTATGGCGAAAAAGTGTCGAAAGCTGACCCGCGCTACTCATTTATGAAAATGTCCGTCCTGGGTTTTGGCTACGGCGCCGGGGCGAAAAAGTTTTCTATGATAAACCGGATTGACGAACGCACCGCGACGGCGTTACA